TAAACATCAAGCTGAACAAGTGAGGGGTTGTCCTCATCCCAAACATGCATTGCTATATGCGAAGTTTCTATAATAGTAACTGCTGTTAATCCTCTGTTTCCTATGTTGTCACAATACTTTAGATATGGACCACCAAGTATCTTCATGTCTATATCTTTTATTAATTTTTTTAACCAAAGTTTAGTTGACTTTAAATCTTTGGGTGGGTCTAATACTTCTGCTCTTACAAGTAAGTGCTTGTGTTTCAACATAAATTATTTTTCTATTATCTTCACCTCTTCTACTTTTGGTTCTTTAGCAATGTGTGTGAAGTACACATTACCACTTGCATATTTAAATGCTCTCAATCCTTTACCTTCGTTTGTATCTTTATGACACTCAACTTTGTGTGAACAGAACACACAACCCGCAGGAAGTTTCATGTTACCTGCTTTCTCATGTGGTACTGGTTCATAACATTTAGGTGGAACTTCTTTTAAATCTAACTTCTCTTTAACATCTTTAATTAAAGTTTTAATATTTGGTTTAGTTAAATCATCTGGTCTGTATAAAGCAAGTTGTCCAGTTGATTTATTGATTGCAAGAAAACCACCTTGTTTTGTTTTCTCATTCTCTTCATATCCTGTTAGCTGTGCGATATAACCAAATGGGTCATCCTCTGCAAGTGTTCCATTCTCAAACTTTTTAAATGAATATGCTGACGCAGTTTTAACATCAACAACTTCACCATCAATCTTACTATCCATATGACCAATAATACCATCAACATTAACTTTCTTTTGTTGGTCTGTTACTTCGTGTCCTGCTAAATCAGTTAAGAATAAAACAAGATGTTCAAGTATATGTCCATACAAAAACTTTAATTGTAAAGAAGGATTTGATTTTTCTTTCTTTATTGGTTTGTGTTTGTCATACCAAAGTTGTCTCAATGGTCTGCCAAGTATAGACATTCTTAATGAACTTCTATCTTGTTTAACTGGATTAGTCCAGTCAACTATTGCATCTTTGATATTACTTAAAAATTTATTTAGTTGTTCATCTGAGACTTTTAATTTCTTACCATCCCCAAGATTAGTAAGTAGATTATTAATGTCGGGAACTAAAGTATCTAATGTCTTAGTGTGTTTCTTTCCAGTTGTTTCCAATTTTATACTCTCCTGTTAATGGACATCTTATATTTAATTCCTTACCCGCATTAGTAATTGATTGAACTGCAAGTTGTCCTAGTTGTTCTGCTTGATTTTCTTTTACTTGATATTGAAACTCATCATGTACATTAGCTACAGGCAAAGCATCAATATTATTTTTCTCAATCTCTCTGTCTAATAATACTAATGCTTTCTTCATTGCTATTGCCCCTGCTCCTTGGATGAGGGTGTTGACTGCTGAGTGCTTTTGTCTGATGATGAGGTTTCTTTGGTCGATTCCTTTGAGATATCCTTTTCCACAAGCGAGGTCCACTCTGTCTCGCAACTTTTTAAGACTTGGTAAAGACTTAAGAAATCTTTCTTTAATCTTTCTTCCATACTCTTTAGACCTTCCACAGATACTTCCGAGTTTTTTGTCACCTGCCCCATAAATGAACGCATAGATAAATGTTTTTGCAGTATCTCTGCTTTCCAACCCTGCAAGAGTTTGATTTGTAGTGTGTATATCTCCATTAATGACTTCATTAATATACTCCTTATCGTTCATGTAGTGGGATAATATTCTTAACTCCAGTCCACTTGCGTCTATTCCCACTAATTTATATCCGCTAGGAACTGTCCATAACTCCCTGCATTCTTTTCCATAAGGAGAGTACACAGCAGGGATTTGAGCCATGTTGGGCGACTGATGACTCATTCTTGAAGTTATTGCACCATTGGTAATAACTCTTCCATGTACTCTCCTATCTTCTGCTACCGCTTCAATCCAAGAATTAATCATTGCAATTCTTTTTTGCAGTAGGAGAAACTCGTTTATCAATTCCGCTTCGGGAATATTTTTAATCTCTGATAAAACTTTTTCATCTACAATTACATGACCTTTGTCTGTTTTCTTTTTAGGTTTCCAACCTAGTTTCATAAGTCGTTCACCTATTTGTTGTCGTGAACCTAAATTAAATTCTTGATACTTAACCTTTGTAAAAGGTTCACCTTTAACATAACCTCTTGCTTTATTGTTTGACTTAGGTATGAAAGTTTCTTCAATTTTAATTGGTGGAAAAGTTTCTCTAACTTTACTTTGTACTTCATCAATCTTATTCTGAAGTCTAGCAAGTAGGATGTGTGCTTTCTCACTATCAAAAAGAAATCCTGTCTGTACTTGTTTCTCAATAATTCTTGCAACATCATGTTCTAAGTCTATAGATTTTTGAGAGAATCCTTTACCTTGTCTTTGTAATAATTCATAAACTTTTTTAAGAAGTTTAACATCACGAATACAATACTCTAACATTTCTAAAGAAAACTCAGAAAAATCTTTGAACTCTAACTTATTGTAAGCAAACTTATTTCCAAATGCTCTTAAAGAATGTCCACCTTCTCTTACTGGTTTAAACAATCTTGATAGTATAAGTGTATCAGTAACCTTTCCTATCTTAAATAAATCTACACCAAGAACTTTCTTGATTACTGGAGCATCAAATCCTATGATGTTGTGTCCAATAAACTCTTGATAATTCTTCGCATCATTCTGAAATTTATGTAAATCATTCGGAGTATAACATACAAGATTGCCCTTGTCACAAATAGTGACCAAGCAAAAAATCTTGTTAGGTAATTCAGAACCATTAACAATTTCGGTTGTCTCGATATCCAAGAACAGTTTTCTTTCACCCACAATTTAATCCCTTCCATTTAAAATTTATCTTCTTCTGTCTCATCACCTTGAGGTTTATCTACTTCGTTAAGTCTGCCAGTATCTTTGTCCCAATATAAGTAACATGCAGGACCAGTCATACCCACAAATCTATTCTTCAATACTCTCAATGTGGTTGTGTTTCTTTGTGCTATGTCTTCACTCTGACTATCTCTTTCTAATCCAAGAACCATATCAGATAGTTGAGCAATAGAACCCGAACCTCTTAGTTGTGCAAGTGAAGTGACTGCTCCTTCTTCATGTCCCTTACCATCTGGTCTTCGTAAGTGAGACACTACAATCAAAGCAATATCTGTTTCTTGTACTAGTGTTCTTAGTTTAGTCATTACTTCATCAAGTGCTTTTCTTTCGTCACCAAACTCTTGAGAAGATACTATCATACTTATGTGGTCAAGAACTATGAACTTACAATCCAAAGCTTTTGCCATGTATCTAACTCTAGCAACAATATTATCTACTGAATTAGAACCGAAGTGATTGTAGAAATAAAATCTACCAGTACCTACTGTCTTGTTGAAGTAGTTTGTTTTATCTTCATCCGATAAATTAATATCGGGTCTTCGCAAAGGTAAGTTAGCTTCTGTTCCCATGATATCTAATGCAGTTATCTTAGGACTTTCCTCTAACATTATCATTCCAATGTTACTCTCTGTACTTTTGAATATATGATATACTAACTCTTTAATGACTGATGTTTTTCCAAGTCCAGTCCCTGCGGTAATAGTAACCAACTCACCACTACGAATACCATAAGTTAACTCATCTAGTCCTTTCCATCCATAATCTATTCTGGATTTTACTATTGGTTTTAGTACCTCAGAAAGTAATTGACTACCCTCTACGATACCATCTGGTGCATGTATAGGTGCATTCCACCAAGCTTTTACATACTCTTCATACTTCTTAGAACGCAGTAAATCGTTTGCGTCTTTGTACACTTCGGGAAGTTTAACTATCTTAACTTTCCCGGGTTGAAATAAGTCTGCAACTTTAACACTTGCTTCTCTTCCAACTTCATCATTATCAAAATTAATTACAATATTATCAAATTTATCTAACCAACTGTAACTTTTCTTGATATCTTTTAATGCTGAAGCAACTCCATTCTTAATAGAAACTACTGGATATTTTGAACCTAACATCTGATAGACTGACATTGCGTCAACCTCACCTTCTGTTATGGTTACATACTTTCCGCCATTAAATAATTGCTGACCGAACAATCCAGAATTGGATGTCGAACCTAGAATTGAAAATTGTTTATCTTTAACATACCTTGTCTTTGTCGCAATCATCTGACCTGTTTCATCATAGTATGGATAGATATGTTTTGCGATAAGGTTATTACCATTGTACATAACCTTAACTCCATACTTCTTACAAGTCTCTGAACTAATTCCTCTATCTGATATTGAAGATAGAGTACCTTGATGATAACTTAAGTCTGTTATCTTTTCTGCTGTTTGCATGTCGCCCCTTTGTTGTTGTTGATTTATCCCTGTTTCATTTGGGAAGAAAGTGGTGCAAGAAAAACAATAGCTACTGCCATCATCATTAACACTTCTTGCATCACTACTTCCACACTTCGAACAAGGGACATGATATTCTACAAACTTAGATTTGTCTTCATTCATTGTCGCCCCTTGTTTAATTATTTAAAACTCCTCGTTGTTACCTTCCGCAACAAACCCACCATCCGAGACATCAAAGTCTTCGCCATATGGTACGAGGTCAAGTACTTGTACTGCTTGTAAATCCAAGCTTGTACCAGACTTACCTGCAAAAGTCCAATCAAAAGCTTTGTATAAAACTTTTACCTTTGAACCATTACCTACTAATACATCAATAGGATTTTTTGCAGAGTCCACTAGTCTCGGCATAGGATTTTTAGTCCCATCCGCCCTAGCAACTTTTCTTTTGAACTTGATAATAGAACCTCTATCATCTTGTTTTACTGAAACACCCTTACCCTTAAACTCCTCGGCAGTTTTATCGTCAACTGCTAAGTCGATTTGATATACTGGGTCGAATGTTGTATTAGGTCTAGTCACACTAGCCCAATATGCTTTACCTTCAACTGTTGGCATATATACCTCCTATATTATTATTGAAGTTTGTATTATAGCACAAAACAAAAACAAAGTCAAGTGCTAAAATATTTTTTATTGTTTTAATTTTAAACATAGTCATTACTCTATTAAGATATTTATATATATTATTATTAATATTATAATAATAACTATTAATAATCTTTAACATAGTTAAATAATTTATTTAAATTAAACATATTATATCATACAATTGTGTCGAAATCAAGACAAAAATAAATTTATTTTATACCTGCGACATTTTATTTGCTAGATATTCGGCACGACTGGGTGTTTGTTTAGCCCATCTGCTGTCTAACATTTCAAGTTTCGCCCCTTCAAAATTTAACTTGGCAATGTTCTCAAACATTTTATTGAACTTACTTACACCCGCCTTGCCTAATTGGAAACACATGTTACAAAATATAGATATAACTTTCATCTTTCTGTTTATATCTAGTAGTTCAAAGTCTGTGTTTGTCAATCTTTCTTTGACTAAAGAATTTGCATTAGACCATGCTAAATCAAAGTCTTCATCAAAAACTTCTTGTAACTTTTCTTTACTGTATGCAACTCCTTTTTCAAAGAGGTCGGTGTCTTTTACTAAATGACCCCAACCTATTGTGTCAAATCCTAGAGAGTCACTATATATAGTATCTCTAAAACCTTCGTGTTCTTGTATTTCTTTTTTTACCTGTTCTATTTCTTTAAACATTATCATAAAACTCCTTTCGAAATATTTCTTTTATAGGTATTAATACACATTTACTTGCTTTGTTGTCGCCCACATTTTTTGTCAACTTATCTTTGTAACTATCAACAATCTTTTTTAGAATGTCTGTTTTAAAAACAAGTGTACAAAATTCTTTTTGTTTTAACTCTAATCTATGAAACCAATAGTCACTTGTTGTTGCATAGATACCGCTTGGTTTTCCTCTGTACTCATATTCAATGGCTATGTTTCCTGTCTTCTGCCACCAATCTCTTTCTGACTTGACTTCTATCTGACACTTAGAGAACATGTCTTTAACTTTTTGTTCTCGTATCTGTCCATACTTTAAATCAATATCAAACTTTTTATTACCTGCCATTTAAATAACCCCTTTCAGTTATGAACAAGATTGTTCGTCTTAGTTTGACTGCATAATCTTTATCTGCTGAATAGTTGTATAACATTTCAGTTAATAAAAATATAT